CCTATCCTCAAGTGGCCAAATAATTTCATAATGATACTTATTCCAAAATTTATCAGGAGTACCCCTCATTAATTGGTTTTCAAAATTACGAATTAATTTCTTGGCAGTTAATGTTTGTTTCCATGTTTCACAAGAATCAATAACATTTTCAATCCATCTTGTTACATCTCCGTAATGTCTACTTCTTTTTTCCATATCAATTATTTTTATCAAATATAAGATTATTTTTTTAATCAAACAATATAAAAACAAAAAACCCCTAACATTTCTGAAAGGGGTCTTTTAATTGATGATACGTATATCTTAAAATTATTTTAAAAATCTTAATTTATATAATGTAGAATTTATCAACTCACAAACAGTGTCTATTTGATTCTGTATGTAAGAATCTTTACAACAATCTCTTAACGATTCTATCTTCTCACACAAATCTTTTAAATATGTAATTGTATTTTCTGTCCCAGAATAATCTTTCAGTTCGTAGTTTTGGTACCCTTTAAGTATTTCATATTTACCCTGATAAGACTCTACCAAACCATCTATTAAATCACCCACAGTATCATAATAACCATTTAAAGCCATGTGTTCAGCATATGATTCTGTTTGTAAATGGAATGTATGTATTTGTGTTCTAGAATGAAATATTTGTGAAATCATTTCAGTATAGTCTTTTGTGGAATCACCAGATTTTACATCTTCAGTATCTTGAGTTTCTTCTTCCTCTTCTTGTTCAACAATTCTTCCTTTTCTAAGGATTTCATTAACAATTGCTGATGAAGTTCTAGCGTTATTGAAATTTCTATTCATATCTATAATTCTTTATTATAAATATGTTATAAGAAACAAAAAAAGTCCATTATTCTAAAAATTTTAAAACCTTTTCTTTCACACCTAATTGTTTAATACCTTCCGAACTTTTTGGTGTTAGAACAAAATTATCAATTCTCCAATCTCCCCAACCTTCCCAATCTTCACCAGTTTTACCCATGTTTAGATCATCAACAGAAACCCAATGTGTTACTTCAGGATGATCATGTAAGTATTGTTTCATTTCAATTACACGAATCATTTCTAATTCCTGACGTGGATTCCAATACCAAGTCATATCTTTATGCCAAGTACAAGTTTGGATATTTGGTGTAAGTGCGATTGGTCTTTTGATAATACCCTGACTTTCGTAGTAATCACCAAGTTCTTCAAGTGTTGCGTGTAGTTTCCAATCAGATGACACAACAATTTCACAATCAGTTTCCTCAATAATTTCATTAAGAATCTGAACAGACTTTTTATCAAAATCATCAAAACGATACTCAACAGGAGCATCTTTAATATTAGGTGAAGAATCAGGATTTGCTGAACGGTATTTTGCCCATTTCTTTTTTCTTCCACCCCAATTATTGGATAAACAAATTACACCATCATGATCCAAAAATAAAACCTTCATTACTTTAATTTTACACCAATTAGTTTTTTAATATTTCTTTTAAACCTCATCCTGAGATACCTGTCAACAATTTTACCAACATTTTTTTTTTGTTCTTTTGTTAGTTTATATTCTTTTTCTTCCATAATTAATAATGTTCTATATGTACTCTAACACATGTTTCAGGTTGTCCCTCATTTTTTAAGAAATTGTTAATGTAACCCATAATATTGGCCGAGCCGATTGGGTTAGCTGAATGCACTACTATTCTAGGGAACACAAATTCTTTATTTTTCTTTTCACTTCTAGTCATGTTGATTCTGTCTTCGTTGATTGAGTAAAAATGATTTACCAACCACTTAGCAGCATCATAACCAGTTTTTTCTGTGATATTATTATAATCCAAATTATAATTAGGTTTTACATTTCTGTAATACTCATCCATTGCAGTATCTCCCAAATCATGGTCCAATGAAATTACTTCAATGTTATTTAAACCAACTTCACTAACCTTATTAAGAAGTTCTTCATAAGAACGAACAACAGTCCATTCTTCAATACCATCAATCCAAGCATTATTAGGATTTATTGGTGTACGAATATCATCTAGATATATGTAATAAGTTTTCATGTTACAAATATATTAAAAATTACATAATAAAATAACATTCATCTAATTTATATGTCACCCCATTAGTTGATTCTATATGGAAAACGGGTTGAATCGCGTAAAACTTTTCAACCCCCTTTAATTCAGGTTTTTCCATTGTACTATCACCTTTAGGTGAATGGTTAGCTTTGTATAAAATTCTTTTTTCAGTGTCCTCATCAAATAATAAAGTACCTGATGAAAAAATTTTTTCTACAACGCCTTTGGTTCTACTACCATACTTACTTTTATAGATAAATTCTTTACCTACATATGATTCGTTGAATGCCTCTAATATCTTATCATCCATTTTTACACAAATTCTAATTCGTTAGTATCTTTATCCCACAAAACAGTTACAGGTTTGTTGCGATATTCATATCGTCCATTTAAAACAGCTGCATTAATGTAGTGAGTGTTACCATCAAACACATAACCATAACCTTCGTGAATGTGCCCAAATACACAGATTTTTGGTTTGATTTCTTCCACTTTCTTCATCAGTTCTTCACAACCAACATTTAAGTTATCGTACTTTACATAATCCAATTTACCAAATGGTGGACCATGAGTGATAAGAATATCAGTGTTAGCCGGAATCAAATCCCATTTTTCTTTTAAAGCTTCTCCTCGTGGAAGATTAAAAGCCCAATTAAAGAACTCAGGTTGCCAAGGTGTACCCCAAATCTTGACCATATCAATGTATTCCACTTCACCTTCACCCAACATGATTAAATCATCTTGTAGGTATTCAATATTTTTATAACCTGTTAGAATACCTTTCATTTCTTCAGGGTAATCTTGGAATCCAAAATCATGGTTACCAGCAATAAACAATTTATGGTCGTATTGATTTAAAGCATCATACCATTTAGCAAAGTTTTCAATCTCTGTTTTATAACCTCTGCTAGTTAGATCACCTGCATGAATAAGAATGTCACCACCAGGAAGAAACCCATTAAGTTTTTCGTGTTTGGTGTGAGTATCACTAATAAATGTTATTTTCCACTTTTTCATAAAACAAATATAATAAAGATTATTCTTTTGGCAAAACAAAAAGTACAAAGGAGGGAATTGAACCTTCGTCTAAGCCTTGGCAAGGCCTTGTAATAACCATTATACGACTACCGCTTTTAATTATTTATTTTTTCTTTTAAGAATAAGTTTTTTTATTCTTTTAATCAACTTACTATTTTTACTTTTTCCCCTAAAAATTTCTCTGTGTGATTCTAATTTTCCTTCTAATATAACTTTCATTAATTTGTTATTTTATTAAGGAGTAGGTGGGTCATGCTCCCACACCCCAAACATTGAAAATGTTCGGTAAGAGCTACTTGTTTATCTACCCCTTATGTTGTTGTGCCGCTCTGGAATCGAACCAGATTTAAAAAGCTTATGAGACTTCCCAAGATACCCAATCTTATCTATATGTCCCATGATATTAATTATTAATAGTGATTGGGTGGTGAATAAAATAACCATTAAGGTTAGAGATATCATTAGAGATATTTTAAATGTTCTTGTCATAACAATAAATATTTAAAAACAACTTAAAATTTTATTCTCTAAAATGATTTAAATATTATATATATTAACTAATATTTATTAGTATGAGGTTTTTATTAACAATAATATTTACATTATTTTTTGGTAACATTTTTTCACAATGTAACAACAATAATACTATTTGTACTTCAGGTACGGCAGGACCATTTAATTTTGGTAATGGTGGTCCAGCTGTTAGTACTTGTTTAGATTGGATGGGTAGTTCTAGATTTGTTTACATCATATTATATATCACACAATCAGGTCCACTTAATTTATATATTGACGGTAATGGTGCTACAGGTTATTTAGATGTTGCCGTATTTAATATACCTTCAGGTGTTACACCTTGTACAGCAATCCAAAATGATGCGAATCAGATTGGATGTAGTTACGCACAAAATTCAGGTGGGTGTAATCAATTTGGTAACTCATTTCCTTGCACAAGTAACGCTCCCGCACCAAATGTTGTAGCCGGTCAAGTTGTTATGATTGTTGTTGAGGATTGGATGAATGGTGCTTCTACAAACTTTACACTACAATTAGGTCCACCACCTAGTGCACAAACTGGTCCACCAAATACAACAATAACACCTGTCGGACCTTTTTGTACGACTTCACCTACAACCCAACTACAATCGGTTAATATGGGTGGCACATGGTCAGGACCTGGTGTTTCATCAACAGGTGTTTTTAATCCTACAACAGCAGGGGTTGGCACACATACAATAACTTATACTTTGGGTCAAGCACCTTGTCAATCAATTAGTACCACAACAATTACAGTTAATTCTTCATCGGTGACACCAACGTCAACAAATGTTACTTGTTTTGGTCTTTGTAACGGAACTGCAAGTGCCAATGTTACTGGTTCATCATATTTATGGTCAAATGGAGCTACAACTCAAACAATATCAAACTTATGTCCGGGAACATATAATGTTACGGTCACACAAAACGGATGCACTTCAACAGGGAGTGTAACCATAACCCAACCACCACAGTTTAATGTGGGTAATATAATACATAATTAAAATGAAAAAATTAATAACTATTTTGATGGTTTTGATGTCCACAATCATATTTGGTCAATCAACAACTAACCCTGACACAGTTTGTTATCAAACAGCAGGTTCAACCTATTCAGTCCCATCACTTGGTGCCGGATATACATATACTTGGGCAGTTTCTTCCCCAGGTGTTTTAGTGTCAGGACAAGGAACAAATGCTATTAATGTAGATTGGTCTACGGCATCACCTGGACTTATAACAAACGGTATTACTGTATATGCAACAAATGCATCAGGATGTCAATCAACACCAATAACACTTAATGTATTCATATTACAAGTTGTTCCTACAATTACTGCTCTTGGCCCATTCTGTACTACGGAATCTTGTGTTACTCTAACAGGGACACCAACAGGTGGCACATGGTCAGGACCTGGTGTTTCAGGAAATCAATTCTGTCCTGTGAATGCTAATATTGGATCAAATACAATTACATATACCGTAACTCAAGGTGGTTGTACATTCTCTACAACAACATCTGTAACCGTTAACTCACAACCTGTATTATCTCCAATCCAACATAATTAATGAGGCTTTGGTGGTTCATATTATTTTTATCATCGTTTGTTTTTTCACAACAAGAAATAGAAATTTGTGGTGAGGAAAATGTTTCGTTTACTTATTCTACTTTATCAACAGAACCAGGTAATAATGAATGGGAAGTTAATGGTCAATATTTTTATAGTGAAAGTTTAAATATGTCTTGGAGTGACACGGGGACTTATGTAATTAATGTTATTAGATATAATGATGGATGTCCATCTTTACCTCAAACACTAACTGTTAAGGTAACAAAGTGTGAAGACCCGATATATTGGGTACCAAATGCTTTTACACCTGATGGTGATGATTATAACCAATCATTTACACCAATATTTACTTCGGGTGTTGATCCATATGACTATCATTTAATGGTTTTTAATAGATGGGGTGAGTTGTTATTTGAAAGTTACGACATGACAAAGGGATGGAATGGTAAGTATGGTGGTATTTCTTGCCAAGATGGAGTTTACACTTGGAAGATTGAGTTTAAAGTTTTAAAAAATGACGAACACATAATGAAGTTTGGTCATGTCGTATTAGTTAAATAAAAAGATGAAAGTAATGTTGATTGATATTGATGGTACAATTTGTGATGATATAAAAAATGAAGATTCACATCTTTATTCTGAGGCAAAAATAATTAGTGGTTCTTTGGAACAAATTAATAAATGGTATGAAGAAGGTAATATTATAACTTTTTTTACCGCTAGAGAAAACAAAGATAGAGTAGTTACCGAAAATTGGTTAAGGGAGAATGGTTTTAAATATCACGGTCTAGTAATGGATAAACCAAGGTGTCTAAATAATGAAGACGAATATGTTTGGATTGATAATCGTAAGGTTAGGGGTGTAACATATTTAGGTGTTTGGTCTGATTTAATTGAAGTAGAAAAAAAGATATTAGCTTTTAAAGATTAATTTTTTAAAGATCAAAAAAATCTCTACCATTAATTCTTTCTGGGTTTTGGAAATCATTTGGTTTTCTTTCTGATATGTACCAATCGATATTTTCGTAAAATTCATTAATCATCTGATTGTGTGCATGTGTATCAGCCCAATTAGTACCACCATATGCAACATAACCAGTTAAACTAATTAATAAATGGTGTATGTAACTAAAATCGATTTTTAGACCTTCAATATCCACATTCTTATCATAGAGTTGGATTAATTCTTTGACCTTATCAAATTCTTTATAATGAATCAATGGTTCAAATATTATTACCTTATTTAATAATGTAGGTTTAATCTTTTCAGCCCACTCAAAACCTTGTATTTCTTCTTTTATGATTTTTTTGATCCCCATATACAATTAAATATTAACATAAACGGTAAAACTTAGTGAGGACAGGGAGGGATTCGAACCCCCGAATAAATAACTGGTTTGCAATCAGCCCCCTTAAACCACTCGGGCACCTGTCCTTATGTTATTTGTACACCCTGATGGATTCAAACCACCAACCCCAACGGCCGTAACGTTGTGCTCTATTCAATTGAGCTAAGAGTGTGTTTAGGTACATAGACACAGAGAATGCCGACCACGCTCCTGGTTCTCTCACCTTAGTCCGACGTACCTTTGTTTTTATACAAAATTTCAATACAATTGTTTTCTATTTTTATTAGGTCTTCCTCAAAAATCATTTTAATTTTAATATTATTAAAATTCTCAACCAAACTCATTTTTAACCTATCTTTTTTAGAAAAGTATCCCTTTACTTCAAGGTATATGTCTTGTTTGGGTAAATAAAAATCTGGTGAGTATGTCTTTATCTGTCCGTTTAAATCATATTCTAAGTATTTCTTTCTCACCCATAAAATGTTTAATTCATTCATTTTTTCAGCTAACCTAAGTTCCCATGTACCTCTAACAATAAACTCATCACCTAACACATTTTTAATTTTATACCACTTAATGTGTTTAAATCCACCACCACCCATCTCTTCTAAAAATTTAGAACGTGCTTTTGATAACTTTTGTTTAGTTATAACACTAAGTTTAACTCCATTTCTGTCTGGCACATTTTTCCTCCACTCATCTGGTATTTTTAAACCCAATTTATAATGTTTATCATATTGATTTATGAAATCTTTTTTTATCTCACCATCTTTTACTTTTTTATTATAGTCAATAAAATTACTTTTATGGATCTTTCTTTTAGGATTTAGTTTACACCCATTTTGGTGTTTAACTAGGCTACCCCTATTATTAATCTCTTTACCACAAAATTCACATAAATTATTTTTCATAACATATAGACGTAATTTATGGAGTTTCGTTGTCTAACCAGTACTCCTGGAGGGACTTGAACCCTCGTGTGACCAACTACCCTTTCAACAAGATATAAGCTTGAGGGGATACAGGAGTATGTAGGGGGATTATAACCAACTGAGCTACATCCCCAAGATAAGGAAAGGGGAAGATGGTTGCGTGGACATCCCCTTTTATGATTGGCTTTACTTAGGTGTATATCTCCCAACTCCGATAACATCAACCGATATACACTCTCATGTTATGGATGTTATCATTCCCCAATCAACCTTTGCGACTTCGACGAAGTCATTAATTGTACCAATAAATCAAAGAACTCTTTCTTTTTGTCGGTGTGACAGGGTTCGAACCTGTGATCTTCTCGATATCAGCGAGATGCCTTAACCAACTTGGCCACACACCGTGTTAAAATAAAAAACCCGACTCTTTTTTTGGAATCGGGTTTGTTATATCTTTTTATGTTTTTTTTAGTTATCCTTCACAGACACTATCTAAATATAACATACCCTTACCATCACTAATAAAACACGGCTGATACCACTGATTACGATTACTGATATGTATGTTATTTGTTCTCATTGTTTTTCTGTTATTAATTAAATATGTTACAAATATAATAAAAGTTTTTTAAATGCCAAATTACTCTTCAAAATTTATGTGTGTGAATAGTTCTTTTGCTGCCTGAATTGGGAATTTAGACCCATACTGAGATATAAACATCACATCTTCCATCTCACTGTTTCCGTCTTGACAAGTTCCAATGTAAGCCTTATATCCATCGTATTCATCATAAACTAAAACAACACCAATAGAATCTCTACTCGTGAACCATGTGTAATCTACTATTCCCATCATCTTGTAATTCTTTCTACAAAGATAGGGGATTTATTTTGATTTATAACGATTTTTTGTTGTAATAATCGAAATAATCTTTTCTGTCTTTTAAAACCGTAAAAATGACAAAAGATAAAGAAAATACTGTTAAAAATATTGTTGCTATCATACAACAATATATACACATAAAGGGGTATAAAAGTTAGATTTTGAATATTATCAAATTGTTAATAATATTTTAAGACTTTTTCTAATTTATCTAAACTAGTATATAATGCATAATCTTTATTAAATGTAATATCATCACCCAACCATTCCTCAATCACATCTTCATCAACATCATAACCCCAATAACCGAATGATAAACCATCGGGATAATCTTTTTCAACAAAAAAGGAAACAGCAATTACTTCATCAAACCCATCACCCTCATAACCATCAATTTCTAATTCATCCCTTCTAAGTTCTAAACCTTGATGAACATGATACCATCCACCTCTTCCATTAAAATCTTTTGGGTTGATTTTATTTATTAAATTAGCTAACCTGTCTATTTCATTATGGTCTTTTAAATAAACCACACCTTGTGGGAGTCCTTTGTAATTTGGTGCCTCCCCTGTATTTTCTATCCAATCAAAAGGATTTTTATCATCTAATAAATCCTCTTCTTCTTTAACAGTTTCTTCACCACCACTAGTGTCTGATGAAGTGGTTGATCCACCACCAGAACCTTGTTTCCAATAACTTCTTTCAGGGTTATTTTCCCAACCAGAGTCTTTACTATTAAAATAATTATCATTACCCCAATGAACAGAATTTTTATCCCAATTAGAATCGTTTTCATCTGTCCACCCTGAACCCTCCTTTATATTTTTTTTACTAGTAACGTTTATATATTCAAGAACTTCACCACCATCAATATAAATACTATTATAATTATTTGAGTCCTCGTCAAATTTTTCTGTCATAAAACAAATATAATTTTCTTCTGGAAAATAATCATTATCCTCATTACCACAATGGATAATTACTCCATTATAAAATCCAGTTCTATCAAATTGTATTGCTGTGTTAGATAACCTATTATAATTAGGTACTGTTTTTTTAATATAATCAAAGATTATTTTGTGTTCATCAGCATCTAGCATGGAAATGTCAACCCAGTATTCATGTTTACCATCAAATGTGAAGTCCCAGTTTTTAAAGGTAGGTTCTGTTTCATCAAACCAATTACCAAACTCCTCAAAACTTTCTTTTAATATTTTTCTAATCCTATCTCGCATTTCCGCTGACTTTCATCATTTTCGTCACCACTTTTCTTATTTTTTTTACGAACAATTAATTTCAT